TTATAGAAATAAATAAAAATATTAAATATATATTTTTTTATTTAAACAGAAAATTTAATTACTATAAAATGATTACGTGCAATTTGATGGGTGGTCTCGGCAACCAATTGTTTCAAATATTTGCAACAATTACATACGCAATTAAAAGCAAAAACCAGTTCAAATTTTTGGCATTAGAAACATTAGGAGGAGGTTCTACTACAATCCGTTATACTTTTTGGAATACTTTTCTCTCAAATTTGAAACCATTTTTAATAAATGAGCTGCCACAAGATATTCAGGTGATAAGAGAAAATAGTTTTCCTTATAATGAATTACCTGTTGATAAAATGCGTAATAAAAATGTCATGTTATATGGATATTTTCAAAGTTACAAATATTTTCAAGAGCATTATGCTGTGATTTGTAAAATGATCGGGTTAGGTAAAAAGAAAGACGAATTACTTTTCAAACTAGATATATCGAATGAAACAATTGCAAACGCAATTAGTATGCATTTTCGTATTGGTGATTATAAGAAAATACAAAAATATCACCCGTTGGCAACATATGAGTACTATGAAAGTTCTCTCACATATATTAGAGAGAAGAAACCAGAACAGATGTTTACAATTTATTATTTCTGTGAAGACATCGATATAGACGATGTTTTGCAAATAATTCAGAAGTTGGAAGTAAATTTTTCTCTCTTCAAATTTGAAAGAGGAAATAAAGAACTATCTGATTGGGAACAAATGCTTCTCATGAGCTGTTGTCATCATAACATTATTGCCAATAGTTCATTTAGTTGGTGGGGAGCTTATTTTAATTCATGGAAAGACAAGATCGTATGTTATCCGTCAGTATGGTTTGGTCAACTCGCAAATAATGATACAAGAGATTTATGTCCATCTACATTTGTAAAGATTGATACAAACTAAATATATTTTTATTTTTTATTCTTTTTAGTTTTTCCCTTTTTAGTTTTTCCCTTTTTAGTTTTTCCTTTTTTAGTTTTTCCCTTTTTAGTTTTTCCTTTTTTAGTTTTTCCTCCAAATCTTCTAGCTTTTTGAATATTATGCACATCATAATCATCGCGATTACGTTTTATGCTCTCTATAGGATACATATATGCATCAACAGGCAGTTTCTGATCTGCCCAACCTGGCACTCTAAAAGCTTTTGGTATAACTATATTCTCACTACCCATATAACGTACTATTGATCTATTAGCACCACTAGGTGTTTCATAATCTTTCATTGAGCTAGGAACTGAATTAAACATGTTAGATAATGTAAATCGTTCTTTTGGTGGAAATCTACTAACTCGACTTTCAGGAATAAGCACTAAATTTGGATTATGAGTGATTGAATCACGAATAGGAAACTGATTTTGTTCAGATGCTTTTTTTTCTAGTTTTTTTTCTAGTTTTTGAATTATTCTTTCGATTGCATTTTCATCTTTTTTCAACATTATATGATGCGACCTTGCATTTTCAAAAGCATCATTTACTTGTTTTAATGTTTCTGGATCTATAATTAATGCATCTTCATCTAATAATTTTCCTATGGTATAAAAATCTTGGTCATGTAAAGCATCCTCAAATGCTTGTTTAATATTACGAGGCCCAAAAAGTTTAGATGACGACATATATCTATATATATATATATATAGATATTATATAATATTTATTTTCTAAAAGTGGTTATTTAGTAAACTTTCTACTTTATTATCATTTCCCTTTGAATTAAACGCAGATGTTTGATGAATACGATGTTTCACTAATATCGATTGGCAATTAAAAAATTTGCAACCCTGTTTTCTTAAACGTATCCACAAATCATAATCTTCAATTCCATTTTCATTCCAATGACACAGACCTTTTCTTATAATAGAACTTGAATTGATAATAGGATTGACTAATTTAAAATCATAATTGCTAATATCTCCAAGAGGTATTGGAGGAACTATGCCTTCTCTATCGCCAAACCACACACAATTGCTGCCAATAACATCATAATGTCCTAACATTTGTGATTGCACATCTAGCTTCTCATCATGCCAAATATCATCGACATCGAGTAGTGCGACATATTCGTAATTACATAGACCAATCATAGCATTTAATGTGTTTGCTTTGCCTTGAATATCAGGAAAATCGTAAACACGAATTTTATTGCTTACTTGTTCATAAGCTTTGGCTAAGCAATATACATCAGATTTAGGAGGGTGTCCATTGATACCAATAATGAGCTCCCATTTGTCATAATTTTGTCTCAAAATAGAGGTGACAGATTGATCGATAAATTCGATTCCGTTATATATAGGCATAAGTATGCTAATCATTCCACTTTTAGAAAAAGTGGAGCAAAAAAATTAATAATTTTGTCTTAAATTATATTATCCACTTTTCTAAAGGTGTATTCTCTGGAACATAAACCAATTGTCAAATCCTTCTAAATTCTCTCTAAATAAAGTGAAAGACTCTAAATTAGAGAGAATACAATCCACTAATATAATCTGATCATCTTTTACTAAATATCTATGTTTAAAATATGTCTGCAATTTGCTGTCAAAAGTTAAAGACCACCAATCAATTTTATCCTTGTGTAAAAAGAAGAAACCTCCAGCAATAGAATTTTGATGAGCAGGTATTTGTTGCACAGGCAAACCATGTTCGTTCTTGTTATTCACAATTTTATGTAAATAATTCATATATCCATCGTCATTATTGATGCAAGCGTATCCAATTTTATCTTTATTGTTTTCAAGTAGCTGTAAGTTATTACCCCAATTGGTCAGCCTATTTGTGTGCAAATCATCAGGTCTATTTCTAAAATAGCCGATATCACACCATCCGTAAAATGGTGTATCAAAATAGCTTCTCTCTATTGTCTCTTTCACAAACCAAATTTTCTCAGCCCATAACATGTTGAGTTCCCAACAAGACTTGTCATTCAACAAATGGTTTTTCTTATGATTTTCAATCCAAGATTCCTTATATGTATAATTATGAAATTTGTCAATCGGTTTAATAATCACTTTGATTCGAGGATTACCTCGTATGTCAATATACTTGGCACTATTTGCATCAGTATAAATGACCAAGTTGAATTGATTCACAATAGAAATAAAATTATTCATCCATTGCACGTATATACTTGGGTCAAATTTGGATTTAATAATGTAAAAACAACTGGAAAAAGTTATTGACATATATTCCACCTTTTCATAACTTGTGAAAAAAGTGGAGCCAAAATTACGAAATCTACCTTTAGCGACGAATATAAAATGCATCACCCCATCTAAAATCTTCGCACCATTTTGTCTCCACTCTTTGCAGTCCAAATTTGCCTAAATAATCATCCAACTCCGATACAAGTGCGCATCCTTTATAAACATAATCTGAATTCACTTCTGTATATAAATAATCCACCTTTGGCAAATATTCTTCCATCCCCTTGAGTGCTTTCAATTCAGCTCCTTGAATATCAAAATTCAAAAAGTTGTATTCGTTCTGATACTTGCAAATAATGTCCTTTAATAATTTGGTGTCATCTTCAAAACAGGTCACATATTTTACATGTGGATGAAAAGTTGCATGTAGTCCAAATTCCAACATAGATGAAGACTGACCATTGTTCGAGACATTGAATCGGACCTTTTCGACAACATCTGATACAATAGCATTTTCAATCAAAACACCAGGATATCTTTTCTTGCAAAGTTCTACTTTTTCAGGTAATGCATCTACCCATAACATCTTATCCATGGGCAAATAGCGTAAATAATCATTCAGCTCTTCGCATTCATGTGCGCCAACATGTAAAATACCCTTGAATTGAATATTATACTTTTTAACTAATTCGTGTAGAGAAATAAGCATATTTAAATACTATTTAGTTATAATATTTAAATTGTTATTTTATATATTATAATTTTTATGATTCAATTGGATTGATATGTATAATCATTCTATCATCTTTTCCTTGAGAACTATCCAAAAAATAAATATCACTAGTTCTACTAGATAAAATATCTAAAATTGTTTGTTTATTAATATTTGTCCAATCTTCATTATATCCTGAATGTGGTCCTTTTCCAAATAATCTATAATCATCAATAATAATAATACCCTTTTTTTTATACAAATTTTGAATATGCTGAATTTCCTCTATTAAAGGACAATCTTTGTCTCCTTTTGCAGTATCTCCAGAACACCAATGTCCATCTAAAAAGAATATAGCTTCGTTTTCTATATCAGGTAATAATTTTTCAAATACAATTGAACTATCGCCCAATATAAAGTTAATTTTATTCCCATTATATTTTGACTTTGTAGAATTATAGTATTTTTCACTAAGTTCAATAGTATAAACTACATGAAAATGTGGTTCTACAGCAAAAGCAGTCTCTCCATTATGTGTTCCTGTTTCAATAAAAATTGGAAACGAATTATAATTTTCTTTTAATAAATTTAAAAACTCAATATTTATACAAGGCATAATTATATTTATAAGTATATTATATTTTTTATATCATAACTTGTTTAATTAATAAATTTGGTTTCTATTAAATCTATTAACTTATTTTCACAAATATTGGTTGATAATTTTTCTACTACATAATCACGAGGTTTATAGCTATCTAATTTTGAAATAAATTTGTCAAATGTTGTATTTAATTCGTTTGCGTCAAAAAAATATTCGCCGCATCTTTCATCCCAATAAGGAATTGTTGTAGCAGGGATTGCCTGGTAAGTAGATCCATGTTCTTGATTCATCGTTTTTATATTCCAAACAAGCAATGGTACGTTACATGATAATGCTTCTTCAAGAGCAAAACCTTGACTCTCATGAGCATCTAACCAAATGCCAAATTTACTATTTTGTAAATAATGTAAATATTCATTTTCGTCATACTTATCAGTATAACTAAATATACGATATTGAATATTTTTTGCATTTAAAAAACTTTGAATATAATGCAATTCTTGCGGGTGTCTGCGTTTAAAATAAATAAAAACAAGATTTTTTTCATTTATAGGTTTTATACTATTAAATTTTTCAGTATCAACTCCAAAAGCAAACGGCAATAAATTTAATTCTTTTGTTTTACTATCACAACAATGCCAAAAATATATTGGCCAAAAACTGGGTTGTATATAAATCGAGTTTTTACCCTTTACCAAACTTAAATTTTTTTCATTAGGAAAAAGACAACAATGAGGTCCAAAAATGAATTTAGTATTTGGATATTTAGACACATCAATTATATCACAAGGACTAAATACCGCGTCAAAAGATGAAATATCCATTTTATAAAAATCAGCTACTGAATTTATAATAAAAAAATTAATTTTTTTGCAATTTAAAATAAAATTAAAGTTTTTGTAATGAACATATGATTTTATGAAAATGACCTGCATATGTATGTATATATATAAAAATATAGATTTAAGTAATTAATTTAAATATTTATATGTTTAAAAATATAAATATTTAAATAAATCACAATTTTTTATTATATAAAATGTCAAACACTATGAATGTCGATTATCCTGGTAATAAGAGAGAATCTGAATTTTATAAAATCGGTGAAACATGTAAATCAGATAAATTTTACCATCATAACTATCATAATTTTTATCCTAAATTTATTGAACATTACAAGAGTTTTTATAATATGGCTATGCTTGAAATCGGTGTTGAAAATAAATATTCTTTGAATCTCTGGTTGAACTATTTTCCAAATGCTTTTATTTATGGCGCTGATATAAATGTATCAGATGAAGGAGAGAGACATAAAGTTTTCAAAGCAGATCAAAGTAAGTATTCTGATGTAATTATGGTTATGAATAGTATTCAGAAGCCTTTATTTTTAATTATAGATGATGGCTCACATATTCCAGAGCATCAAATAATGACCTTTGATTTATTATTTAATATTTTGCTTCCAGGTGGTACTTATATAATAGAAGATATTGAAACATCTTATTGGAGTAAAAATCATATTTATAATTATCCTACCAATTATGGTTATCATAATCCAAAATCAGTAGTACAATTTTTTAAATTCGTGGTAGATGATGTGAATTCACTCTTTTTAACTGACGCAAATAAGCAAGTGCAAAATGCTTTTATAGCTGAAAGATTATCTGAAACAACGAGGAAAAATATTAGCACTATTACATTTACTCATAATACAATTATAATAACAAAAAAAACACAAGATGAAATTAGCAGTCGTTCGACTGATTATTATTGGAAACATAATCTATAAATTATTTATTTTATTTTTATTATTCTTCTTCTTTTTTATTGACATATTGCAGAATATATCCTTTTAACCAATCTAGCTTGAAATATTTGTTTACAATTTCAAATTGTTGTTGTAAACATTTCTGATACAATTCATGATCATTTGACAACCGGTGTTTATTTGAAAGTATTCTTCTTTATTTTTAAATTTGGTTTCAGGTGAAAAATCTTCTTCAAACGGCCATGCAAGATCATTATATTGTGAAATAATTAATGACCCTGATAATAATATTTCAAATGTTCTTTTGTTAGGATTACCGACTCCCAATAAATCTAGACTAAATTTTGAATTTCGAAGTTCTTGTATAAATGAATGATAATATAAAAATCCTGGATTATGTATAGTATCTTTTATTTCATCATATATTTTAACACGATCAATATATACTTTTTGAAAGTCATCGTTATGTGCAAATAATGATCCTGAAAAAAATATTCTATTGATTTTTGGTTTTAAATATTCTTCTTTGGTCACCATTTCATCATGACATTTTTCTATTATTGCTTTGTCTCCAAACATAATAAAAGGAAAAGGCACTACATTTGAATTATATTTTTTTGTTTTGTTGTAGTTTCTTTTAAAAAATATATTAATTTTTGGATGAGAAATAATGATGGTCGGATCATAATCATAATCATAATTATCAAATATTGCTACAAATTTGAAATTATTATTATGAATAATATGCATAAATCTTTTTACTATATTGGTAATATGTTGTTTATAAAATTCAGTGTTTGGAAAGGCATCATATAATGCAACAACTACAAAAAGAACATCATAATTTTGATCATTTATTGAAGACCAATCACTATTTGGAGTAATATTAAATTTATTGAAACTAGCTGTTTTATCCAGTTCTGTATTGTTTATAAAATAATCCGCCTCTGGAAATAGAATTTTCAAACCAATGTCTTGATTCACACCATCAATTATAGCAATTCTCATTTATAATATAAAATATTATTAAAAAAATAATTATTTAACATAAAAGTATTTAATAATTATAAGATAAATCTTAAATACTTTTATATTTAACAAATAATATGAAACTATTTGATGGATGTGCATGTAGATTAGGAAATGCTATATTTAGATACCTAGCCAGTTCATTATTTTGCATTATATATAAAGCTTCTAGAACATATAATGAAAATGAGTGTAATTCTCTTATATCAGAACATTTTTATAGAGATTGGTGTAATTCCATTTTACAATCAAATAAAATTATGGATATGAATCCAGACCTTACTTATAAATTTGATGGCTTTTATCAAACAGATGTGTATAAATTATTTAGAAATGACTTGAATAAATGGTGTCGTGAACATCCAAATGATTCTGTCAATTGCGAGGATAACCCCAGCATCCGTTATCTCATAGGTGATTTATTATCTGACTTAAATGATGACAAAAAATATGATGTTGTCGACCATATTCGTCTAGAAGATTATGTAACTTCTGGTGAAAAATTGATAATACACCCAGATTCGATTTGTGATGTTCTAGAAGAAACAAGAGCTACTGAATTATGTTTTTTATCTAATAAAATTACTACTGAATTTGAAAAGAAATATATGGATTATTTCAAGAATAAATATAAAGACAAATTCAATATTATTTTTGAAACCAATGATATAATAACAGATTTTACACCCTTGAAGATTTAAAACCGCACCTTTAATTATTTTTTATATTTTTTCTCAAAATAATATAGATGACTAAAACATAAGAAATATATAAAATTGATTTAAAAAATATAAATATAATTAATATATAGAAACAAATGGATACTTCAAAAATGACTAAAACACAACTATTGGATAAATGTAAAGAACTTAAAATTATAAAATGTAATTCAAAAAGTAAAACAGAATTAATAGAAGTTATTAATTTGAAAAACAAATTACATGATTTTCAATCAGCAACTAAAAATATCTCTTTACAACCATCAATTATACAACATCTTTGTATGTTTAATAATTTATAAAATTGATATAAATGTTTAAAGATAATTTATAGTAATATTATAATGAATTTTGAAAATGAAATTGTATATGTTAAAAATAAAGAATATGTTTATGTTGAAACAATCAACGTTGATAATGATAATGTATTAGATTTATCTATATTTGAAATAGAAGAATGGACGCATTTAACAAAAATTAGCAAAGTATTTGAAGATGCTGTAGTTAATTTAGATGTAGAAATATCGTTAAGACCTTATATAAATGTTAGCAAAGATATAAAAAAAGGTGCTTATTATTTATATTACTCTCCATTCTGTAACTGGAAAGGTTTTAATGATTTAGAATATGAAATGCTAGAAATAAATGATATTTATAAAGTTGTATTTGATTTAGTTAGAGAAGATAAAAAAAGAACTATAAATAAATTTAGAAGATGGATTATAGACAACTATACAAATATTCAAACGCATTATGAAAGTTTATTAAATAATAAAATAAATTTATTTATTCCATTCCATAATTAGAAAGGTGTAAAACTACTTAAAGAAAATTAATAAAATCTTTTTTGATACTCAAATTCCGGAGAAAGTTCGGATAATTTATCCCTTTTGGTTCCCACTACTAGCATCTTTCAATCCTCCAGGAAGACAGGGTATCTACTTCCTCCTTTTTCATGGCCTTGACAAAAACAAAAAA